CTTCGGGCCGCCCTGGCGGCCATTCTTCTGGCGTGGAACGAAGGGGACCTGACCGAAGAAGCGGCCATGGTGGCCGTGGATATCGCCCAGGACTGCTATCTGGGCGGCGGCCGGGTCCTGACCGGACATCACAGTGGTTTCCAGGTGGAACTGAACGTGGAATGTTCGATGGATGAATGGTGGATGGACGCCATCTTCCCCATCCTGGCAACATACGGATACGATTCGGACCCCTGGACGGATTCCGCCATCACTTGACAGTGGAAATTCTCAAGATTATCCTGGCGTGTCTGGCGATGGTCCTGGGATGGACGGTCCCCGCGGTCCTGTTCATCCTGGGCCTGGCCTGTCTTCTGGCGGCCCGCCATGGCCTGGCAGAAAGGACGGTGGTATGAAGTTCGAACTGGCCGAACGAACCCTGGCCTGTCGAAACGAAGGGTGTCCCATGGACCGCGTCACCCTTCCCCTGAACCCGGAAGGATGTCATAAAGCGGCGGGCCGATGGCCCACCTGTCCCGTTTGCGGTTCCGCCCTATATTTCACGGACACGTTCCTGGCCGCGACGAAGCGAACGAAGACGAAACACGGCCGGGTTCGGGACAGTCAACGGTCGAAGGTCTACAAAGCCGAACGGGAAGCCTTCGCGAACTGTAACGCCACCATGTTCCGCGAAGACTATTCCCTTCGGGAATGTCAACAGTTCGCGGACCGCGTGGCGCATTCGAAAACGTGGGCGGGCCTTCCGGATTCGCCCTGGGTGACGCGGGGGTCCGAACCCTGGACGAAAGTTTATGTCAAAGACGGCCGCGGAAGCCCACGCGCCCGCGCCCGAATGAACACGGTGATGGTTCCCACCTGGGCGCGAAACAAACCCACCATGATTCACGAACTGGCCCATGTTGCCACCCCCGGCGGGGTGGGCGCCCACGGGCCGGAATTCTGTCGGAACTATATCGCCCTGGCGTCCCGCTTCCTGGGGGAACGGGTGGCCACGGAACTGAAAAAGGCGTTCCGGCGGAACCGCGTGAAGTTCCAGAAGCCGAAGGCGATGACCCCGGAACAGATGTTCAAGCTGAAGGAACGCGGCCGCGCCCTGGCCGCCAAACGAAAGGGAAGCTGATGACGGAAGAAAGGCGGTTCCTGGTCATTCGGGCGTTCGAAGGGAAGGCGGAAGTGAAGCGGATTGAAGTGACCGGCCATGCCGAACATTACATTGAAAGGGTGGAACGCGGCCTATTGCGGAACATGAACACGGACGCCTATTTTGTGGACGATGTCACGGAAACGGAAAGGAAGTGACCATGGCCGAAGTGAAGATGAAGGCCGAATGTCGCGGGTGTCACGCGCCGGTTTATTTCATTCCCACGAAAACCGGCGGCCGCGCCATCGTGGACCGGAAGAAAGTGAAGGTCTGGATTTCGGATGGGGATTTGTGGTATGTCCGCGCTGGATACCAGGACCACCACGCCACTTGTCCGAATGCCGATGAATTCAGGAAGAAGAAATGACCAGGGAACGAAGGAAGCCGCGTGTCCTGGTGTCCACTGGAACCTTCCGTCTGGTTCTCCATCCCCATGGCCACGTTTCCGTGGAACGGGCGGACGGGAAAGACCAGACGTGGAAAATCCGGTGGCGCGTGGCAACACTGGAAGATTACACGGAACGCCTTTTCTTCATCCGGGAACTGGGACGCGCCCTGGACCGGCGGAAGTGTCGAATGGCCAGGGCCGCCCGCAAACGAAGAAAGGAACGAAGCCGATGATTCTACTGACCGAAAGGTTTTGCGTCCATGACATCATCCCCGCGTTCTGTTGCGGATTCTTCATGGGCGTGGCCGCCACTATCCTGTGGAACCTGGTGGGCGGGATGATTCGTGACGCCAGGGAAAACCAGGAACGTCCCCTGGTGGACTTCGACGAAGGCGAAGGGAACGGAAATGGCGAACGTTCGGACTAGCGTGGAAGGCCGTCGTGGTTGCGGCTTTCGGAAAGGCGGCGGATTGTATCTGGTGTCCGGGTTCGAACACCCGTTCTTTTGCGGGAAACTTCCGCTTCCCTGTGATGTCTGTCCCACCTGTTCCCAGGGACTGAAACCGGCGCGTGGGTGGACATGGGTGGACCCGTCGAAACTAGCCGAAGGCGTGGAGTGTCTGGGCCATGACGGAACGCCGCGCCAGGTGTCCCACTGTCACCCCTGTCCCCTGGGCGGGACCGTGACGAAGGCCGGACTGGTCTGGATAGGCGAACAGTTCTATCCCACGCCGGAATCCTTCATGGCCGAATGCCGGAAGGTGGGGTTCAGCCGAAGAATCACCCAGGTCCCCCGCGGCTTCGAAGTGGGAAAGACCTGGGTTCTTCTGGGACATCGGAAAGCCGGAACCCGGTGGCGGCCGGAACTGGGGAAGATGTTCAATCCGGACCACCCGGAAGAACACCAGGCCCAGGTTCCCGCCATCTTCACCGCATTCGTCCCCACGTCCATTGAATACGTCACGAAGGGCGATGAAACCGAAGAAGAACTGGACCACCTGGAAGAACGCGGGTTCGAACTGGTGAAGGTGGTTCCGAAGGAAGACGGAGGTTTGTTCGCATGAAGAAACTGACGTGTCAGGAATGCGGGAAGTTCGTGTCCACGCCCGTTCCGCGAATGACCGAAGTGACCGGCGTTCTATTGTGTCCCGCCTGTTTTCAGGACACCCAGGACGCGAACATTCAGAAAGGGGACCTAACCGAACTGGACCAGAAGATGTTAGCCCTGGGCGGCGAATTCATGCGGGTGGTCATGATGGCGAACCAGGTGGGCGCCGAAGCCACGTCCGCTCTGGCCGAAGACCTGGAAGGCGCGGTGACGGCCCAGGAAGAAGTGACGAAGCTGAAAGCCTTTGTGGACCATCTGGCCGATGAAGTAGCAGACCATCACGAGAAACTGAAAGGAACTGACCATGACGAAGACGAAAATTCCGACCGCCCGTGAAGCCATCCGGCGCCTTCAATCGAAGGTCCGGCGCCTTCATGTCCCGTGGGAACGAAACCTGTTCGCGGAAATCGCGGACGTTCTGGACGTGGACGAATCCACCGTCCGGAAGTGGTATTCCGAAGTGGCGCGGCCGCGGCCGGACGCCCGAATCAATCTGATGAACTATCTGGCGGACCTGAAGTGATGGGGATGGACATTGAACCCGAAGTCCGGTTCATCGGGAAAGTCATCCTGTTCCACCGGGAACGCGGATTCCTGAATCCGCTGAACACCGTGGGGACCCACGGAGACATGAACGCGGCCGTGGATGACGGACGGGATGTTTTCCAGGACTGGTTATTCCGTTCGTCATTCAAGCGGAAGGAAATCAAAGCCACCCTGGTGGTTTATCGAATGACCCTGGAAGAACGTTACAGGGCCAACATCTGACGGGGGAACCATGTTCAATTTGAAATTGAAATGTCTGGACTGGTCCGAATGCCGGGGAATCCTGGAAGCCATGGGGTCCGCTTCGGACCCCATCTTCCACCGCGGGGAAGAAACCACGCCGAATGACCTGGAATTTCGGGTCCAAGTCCTGAACGACGGAAGGGGACCCACGGAACGGACCGTCATCGAATTCTATTCCGGAAGCCGAAGGCTTCACCGGGTCAAGGGGACGGTCCGCGACATGGTGAAAGACCGCTTGACTTGGGGCTGACACCCTGGGATAATCCCGGGAATTTCCATTCACCGGAAGAACCTGACAGAAAGGACCGAATCATGACCGTGACAAAAGCCGAACTGACGGACGGAATTCCCCTGGACCCACTGGACCAGGCGGAACTTCTGGACCTGACCATGAAGGAATACCACCGAACCCGAAGGTTCCTGGGTTCCAGTGGTGTTCGAATGTTTCTTCGTTCGCGTCCGATGTTCGAAGGACGCTATGTTTCCGGGACCATTCCGGAACCGTTTGTCCGGCGGCCCATGAAACTGGGGACCGCCGCCCACGCGGCCGCCCTGGAACCGGACACCATGGACGAAGTGGTGGCCATCGTCCCGAATGAACTTCTGACCCGCGAAGGACAGGCGTGGAACGAATTCGTGGCGGAAGCGGGACAGGGCGCCTATTTCGTCACCCCGAAGGAAAAGGAACACCTGGTGGTCATCCCCGCGGACCTGGTGGGGAAAAACAAAAACACGAAGGGGTGGAAGGAACTGAAGGCGGAACACCCGGACGGAAAGTTCGTGACCGCGGAAGAAGCGGAAGCGGCCGTGGTCATCCCGCCCCACGCCCTTCGGAACGGGAAACTGGCCGCGACGAAGGAAGTGGACGCCTTCAAAAAGGCGAACCGGGAACGGGTCATCCTGAAGGAAACGGACATGGACCAGGTTCACGGGATGGTGAAGGCCGTGATGGACCACCCCCTGGCCGGGCGCCTTCTGGAAGCGGAAGGACTGGTGGAAGCCACCGTGGTGTTCAATCTTCTGGGCCTGGCCATGAAGGTCCGCCCGGACAAACTGATTCTGACGAATCCGGATGAACCCTGGGTGTTCGATTTGAAGTTCACCCAGGACCCATCCCCCGCGGCCTTCGCCCGGACCCTGGCGCGAATGGCGTATCCCATCCAGGCGGAACTGTATAAGGAAGGCGTGTTCCAGTTGACGGGTCACTGGCCCGTGTTCGTCTTCATCGCGGCCGGGTCCGAACCGCCTCATGATGTCTGGGTTTACGAACTGTCCGACAAAGCCGCTTCCTATGGACGGACCCGCCTGGAAGGCGCGGTCCAGGACATCCAGACGTGTTTCGACACGAATGACTGGACGAACCCGGGAGCGGCCGATATCCGGACCCTGGAACTTCCCAGGTGGGTGGACTTCGAATCCGAATATGAAACGAACGGGGACGCGGACTGGGACCTGGTTTCGGACTGACGGCCCTGGTAGACTGAACGCCACGTCCGAATCGAATCCTGGCAGAAACGAAAGGACAGAACCATGACGGAACACGCAAACCTTCCGGCGACGATGGCCGCCCTGTCACCCGACAAAATCGAAGCCATCGAAACGGTGGCGAAGGGCCTGGACCTGGTGAAGATGGAAACCATGGACCGCGTCCAGGCGATGGTGGCCGTGTCCGATGGCGTGGCCGCCCTTCGGACCCTTCTGACGGATGAAGTGGTCACGTCCGTGAAGAAGAACCTGGAAGGTCATTCCCTGGGCTTCCGAACGGACCGCGATGACTTCGCGCCGAATCACCGCGATGACCGAAGGCGCGGGGAAAAGGGTTATCCCATCGCGGTGATTCGCGATTGTATGATTCACGCCCTGGTGTTCGGCGCCCGCCTGACCATGGATGACTTCAACATCATCGGCGGGAATTTCTACGCCAGGAAACCGTGTCTTCTTCGGAAGTGCAAAACCTTCCCCGGCGTTTCGAACTTCGACATGGAACCCGGCGTCCCGAAGCTGATGGTGGAACAGGACGCGGCCGGATACCGGGACAAGGGCGCGAACACCCGCGGCCGGAAGGGTCAGACCGGAGCTATCGTTCCCATGACGGCCCGGTGGACAATGGAAGGCGAAGCGGTGGAAATGACCCGGAACATTCCGGTGAAGCTGAACGCCTTCATGGGCGTGGACGCGGCCGTGGGGAAAGCCACCCGGAAGATGGCCGCCCAGGTTCTGGAACGCCTGACCGGCCGTCCGGTCCCCGAAGGCGAACTGGAAGACATCCGGGACGTGGAAGCCACCGTGGTGGACGCCAGGCCCACGGGCCAGGGCGCCAGGGCCAGGACTTCGGCCGCCACGGACCGCGTCCCGCCGCGAAACACGAACGGGGACGGCGCCGCGGATGAAGGCGGGACGGTCCCGCCGGACCCGGATTCCGGGGTTCCCACCGAACGGGATTCCCCGACATCCGATCATAACTCGACACCCCCGGAATCCGATTCCGCGGCGCCGGACCCCGCCCCTGAACAGGACCCCGCCCAGGACGATTCCAGGGCCGCCACGGAACGTTCCGCGCCCACGCGGGATTCCGCTTCGCGGGCGCCGAAGGCGTCCAGGAAGCCACCGCCCGCGAAGGGAAAGGGCGGGTCCGCCTGGGTGGACGAATATCGGACGAAGTGGAAGAAGGACCGCCCGGCGGGACCCCCGAAGGGTGACCCGTCCACGGTCCTTCCGGAAGAAGAATTTTAGGGCGGGAACAGGGACGTTTTCTCTGAACCCCGGGCGGCCGCCATCTTTCCTCCGTGGCGGCCGCCCATTTACCACGACACCCCCTGATTTTTGAACGTTGAAGGTATCAAAAATGAAACGTCACGCGGAAGGCCAGGGGAACCTTTTTGGACCCGGGAAGCGGGTCCCCAGGGCGTTCGTGGAACGCGAACCGTATTCCCGGCCACCTAGCAACGAAACGGACACGTCCCGCCAGGCGGCCGTGGAAGCCCGGAAGCGGTCCACGGCCCATCGAATCGAAATCATGGGATTCATGGCGGCCGCGGGGGAACGCGGCGCCACCTGTTTGGAAGCGGCCACGGTCCTGGGGATTCCCCTTCAGGGCGCCAGGGCCAGGTTCCGGGAACTGGAACTGAATGGCGCCCTGGTGATGTCCGAACGGACCCGAATGAAGGTGTCCAGGTCGAAGCGGCGCCATCACGTCTATTTCCACCGGGGACACGTCCCGGATGGCGTGGAGTTCCGAACCCCGCCGCCGAAGCGAACCCGGCCGAAGAAGGCCCAGGCCGAAGGGGACACCAGGCCGCCCACCCCGCTTCAACGGGACATCCTGGTGACCCTGTTTCCCCGGCGCCTTCGGACCTATGCGGACCTGGTTCGAATCGTCCACAGGACCGTGTCCGGGGTTTCCACCGCCCTGACCCACCTTCAACGGAAGGGCCTGGTGGTGGATTCCGGGAAGCGGGCCATGACGGAATTCCGGCGAAGGGCTATCCTGTTCAAGTTGACACCCGAAGGACGCCGATGGGTGGAAGGGAACGTGGACTATGAACCCAAAGCGAACTGAACGCCTAACGGTCACCATTGTCATGGCCATTCTGGCCGTCTTCATTCTGGCGGCCGCGGTGTTCTGCTATGGACTTTTCTGACCCTTCCATGGTGGAACTGGCGCGGAACCTGTTGAATGACGGGGAAGCCTGGATTCAAATGACGCCCATGGGTGGTTCGAAGATGGACTGGGTGGTGGACTTCATCACGGACGAAATGAAAGCCGAAGGGCTTTCCGTCATCGTGGGGGAACCGGAACCGGGTGGTGTCCACCTGAACGGTTCCCCTTTTGTATTCCTTCACGTTCAACGGATTCACCACGGGATTTCGGACACCACGCCATGACTGACCGCGAACCCGTCTATGGGTGTTTCCTTTGTGAACGAAGGACCAGGACACCGGAAAAACACGAACGAAGGGTGAAGTTGACGGATGGGAAAACCGTGGTCCTGATAGAGTGTCCGGAGTGTCAACGGAAGAAGACCGAACGGGAAGTCCTGGAAGCGGTCCGCGGACTGACCGGACGGGACGTGGCCAGGTTTCTATGACTTACGAATTCGAAGAAGATGAACGGGTTCATAGCCGGGCGAATCCGCCCTGGCGCGGGCGCGTGGTCTACTGTGATAATTCCATGGTTCGGGTTCAGTGGGACGATGAAATGGCGCCGCGGAATTATCCCATCGCCATCGCCATGAAAGTCCTGGAAAGGGTGACCGATGAAGAAAGCACAAAGGGACGTTCTGGCCTTTTGTGAAAGCGGCGGACACTTCGTTCAGAAGAAGGGACCCCGCTGGCCAGAGAAGGGGAAGGAAGCCGGGGACGCGAACCTGGGCGCGGCCTGGAAGATGGTTCTGGAAGAATTCGAAGAACTGAAGTCCGCGTTTCACGCCCGGGACCTGGTGGACGTGGCCGATGGCGCGGCGGACCTGATATGGGTGGTGTTCCAGCTTTGTATCCGCCTGGGGATTTACCTTCCCCCGGTCTGGGACGAAGTGGCAAAGACGAACATGGCGAAGCTGAATGACGGGAAACCCATCCTGAAGGACGGGAAGATTCAGAAGCCGGAAGGATGGAAGCCGCCGGACATCCGCCGAATCATCGCCAAACAAATCGAACTGGCCGAATGGCTTTCGAAGAACCCCCAGAACGTGAAGCGGGCCGAACCGCCCGCGCCTTCCGCGCCGGATGACGTGATGGCCGCGGACGGGATGGGATAGGCCACGCGGACAGACTGCCCGGACCCCCGCCCTGTCAAGGCAAAGCGGGCGGCGGGTTCGGGCTTTGGTAGGTCACCTGGACCCGCGCCGCCTGAAAGGCCGCTTCCAGGGTGGTCTGGGCCGCGCCCGCGGTCACGCCTTCGAACGCCGGGGACGTGTCCCCCGTGTCCATGCGGAATCGGTATCCGTCGTCGTCTTCAATTCCCCATAGAACCCGGGACAGGTTCACGTTCACCTTCCCGATTTTAACGAACACTGGGACAGTCATTCAAATTATCTCCGCAAGAAATGTCCGAAGGTAAGATAGGTTCCCGTTCCCGGTCCACGTCACGTCCACCTTTAGCGTATGGGCCGCGGTCAAGTCCACGGTCACAATGCTCTGGGGGTTCAGGCCGCCCACCACGTTATCATTAAAAAGGAAGTTCTGAACGTTTGTGGCCACGGACCCACTGGCGCCCGTGGCGCGAACCACCGCGATGAAGGACATGGAAAATCTTCGGACCGCCGATGATAATAGACTGACCGTGGTGGTGGTTTCCAACACGGTGGACCCTAGTTTCAAACGCCAATAGGTGGCCGTGGACTGGAACCCGGCGCCCGTATGGTTCCCGAATAGAGTGACCCGAAGAACCTTCCCTAGTTCGTTCAGGTTCCCGGCCGGGATGGAATGGCTGATGTCATATTCGAAGGTTCCGACGCCGGACACCTGGGAAGAACTGGCCGTGTTGATATATTTTTCGATTCCACCGCCGGACGGGTCCGCCAGTTCGTATCCGTCTTCCCCGGAATTCACCTGGATGACCTGGCCCGCGGTTCCATCGGCCGCGTTCGGGACGGCCGCTTCGCAAACGAACAGGTCCCCCCTTCGGACGATGGAATAGTCTTCCAGAACTTCCACGCCAGGGGCTTCGCCATCCGGGAAGTCCAGTGGGTCAAAGTGACCCGCCAGGTGAATCGAACTTTTCGGCGCGGAAATCAGTTCGGACATCGTGTTCCCCTAGACAGTGTATTCAATCCGGACTTTTTGATAGTTGACATAGTAAGCGGTGGCGTCGAAGGACGGCCGAAGAATCAGATTCGTGGCGTCGAAGCGAATTCCGAACAGCTTATTGTGGGTGAAGGCCACGCCACCGCCCTGGATGGGACAGGATTCCGTGGGCGTGGTGTTGTGATTCCGGATGGTCATGAAGGCGGCCAGGTGGCCGGATAGATTGATGGATGTCACCGAATGGGTGATGTTCACGTCCGCGTTATTCGTCAGGGCGCCGGACTTCGTCAGAACCTTCGTCATGATTTTCTTCGGGGTCCCGCTGAAGTCATAGCGTCCGGTCCAGATACCATCGGCGTCCAGTGGCCACTTCCCCCAAAGCCAACACCAGGCGTCATCCCGATATCCTATCTGGAAGTCTTCGTCTTCCAGCCAAAAGGACAGACCGTCCCCGGTGATGTCCGCGTCATCCAAGTCGATGAACTTCCACCCGTTCAAATACAGGGCCAGTTCCCCGTCATGGCCCGCCCAGGCGCCCGAACCAGTGGCCTTCACGATATACAAATCCCCATCCGAAGGGGAACCGGGTGGCGTGGAAAGGTCCCTGTCTTTGATGACCCCGCCCGCCATCTGTTCCAGCCACGCTATGGCTTCGTTCACCGTGAAATACTTCAGGTTCTGGCCGGATTCCACCTTCGTAATTCCCTTGGGTGTCAAAGCCATGGTCTGTTCCTTTCTATCCCACCGTGGCGGTGGCGGACCGCCCGTATCCTATGGAGAATGACATCTGGCGAACCGTGAACTTCACCGGGTTCCCAGGCGTGTTTCCGTCTTCGATCATTTGGCTTTCGAAATACCAAAGATAGGGGACATAGGCGAACACGGAACGGACCACCGTGGACCCGGTCCCCAGATAGATTTCTACCAGATAACGTTCCTGGGGTTCCAGAAGGACCATGTCCCCGTCATCGGTATAGGTCCGGCCGCGCCGGAACCACTTCAGGCGGATAGAATCCCCGCCCACCGGAGAAGACGCGGACGCCCGTTCCCCATCCAGGTGACAGGGCGCCCAACACTGAAGGGTTCGAAGTTCCAGGTGAATCTTCGTGGATGAAACGTCCCCTTCATCCACGCCTTCGGGAACCGCCTTATACCACTTGTCCGTGTCCACGTCCCCGTTCGAAAGTTCGCGGAATTCGACCCCACCGGACAGGTGAATCACCAGGTCCCCGCCACCGGATGGGTGTTCGTCCATGACGTGTTCCGTGTCGCGAATGCCACGGAGAAGCCTGGACAGGCGGTATTGACGGGTTCCGATGGACGTGACGGTGGCGGCGCCGATGACTTCCCCGCCAACATAGAACCAGTTCTGGCCACCGAACACTTCCTGGTCCGTCTTCGATTCCAGGCCGTCCCCAGAGTCATATAGTTCGATGTCCACCGTGTTTTCATCGTCCCAGTATCCGGGCGTGGCGTCATCCAGCTTCGTCAGGGCGAAGCCCACTTCCCCTTCGAAGGACAGTTCCGCCACGTCCGTGAACGTGGTGTCATCATCGGATTCATAAAGGAAGCCGCCGGGCCATTCTTCGTCCGGGTCCCCCATGGACTGGGTGAAATACAAACCGGGCCTTTCCGCGTGGTCATCGGTCAGGGCCGGGATGTCCGCCAGACCCAGGACCAGGTCCGGCGGAAGGATGATGTCCTGGCCCGTTTCTACTTCGCCGGATTCCGCGATGACATCTTCAAAGTCCAGGACGGACGCCCGTTCCACCAGTCCTTCGAAGGAACGAAGGAAGTTCGCGCCGCGTTCCACCCGCGTCAGAATCACGCGCCAGTCTTCACCCTGGGCGGTGAAGTTCAGGATGTCATTTTCACCAGGGCCGAAGTAAGAAGGCATAAGGAAGCCGCGAACGGCCTGGCGGTTCGCCCAGGGCGTCCAGAGGAATCTAAGGGCCATCTTCCGGGCTTCCACCGGGGAAAAAACCATGGCAAGCTGAATATTACTGACCACTTCCGTCAAAGGCGTTCGAAGCCTTTGGCGCTGATTCCCTTCCTGATAGTTCCGTTCGGAATCCAGATAGCCCACGTTCACTTCGGACGGAAGCCGCAAACCGTCACTGTCACCGATGACCACCACCCGGTCCGTATCGGAACCTTCCGGGTGGGCGGCCAGGTCATCCGGGTCTATGTCGATTTCTTCGGCCTGGTCTCGGTCGAAGAAATACAGGACCCCGTTCCGTTCCTGAACCAGAATGTCATGGGCCAGGAGAAGCGGCCGAAGGGCCGTGGATGATTCCTGGGCGGATGAAAGGACATAGCCGCGGAAGGGCTTTTCCGTGGCGCCGGAGACGCCGGTCACGTCATAGTCCGAAGCGGACAGTCCATCCCCGCGCCCGATGATTTTCTGGATGGCGCCGCCCACCGTGGTGGTCCCTTCTTCCACCATGGCTTCCGTCTGGGGAAACTGGCCGCGAGTGTCCGTCACGTTCATCCGTTCGAAGACAACATAGGCCGTTTCCCGCCAGTTCGGAACGTTCCCGGAACCTTCCTTCGCTTCGATGACAGGGTCCGGGTTCTGGGGTGGCGAACCGCCGATGATTTGATTCCCATTGTATCGGGTGATGGACGTGACATCCCTGGGGTTGAATTCCGGAAGGTCTTGATAGATGGTCACGTCCCCGGGGGAACTAGCTTCGGCCACGTTCGCGCCGAAGGAACGGAATTCCGCGAAGGACCCGCCCGTTTCATAGCCGGACCGGATACACTTGAACGTTCCATTATTGTCCGCGTTCGTCCATCCGGAAATTTCCGTATCCACGCCGGACCGCAACACGGACAGGTCCGGACCCGGGTTCACGGAATGGATGGTCACGATTCTGGAACTTTCCTGGGTTCCCAGTTCCGGGTCCCACGAATAGAGAATCCGAACGGTCAGGGAAAAACCATCATCCACGATGGTGATGTCCGGGTCATCATCATAGAACAGGTCCCCGTTCCGCCAAACCTTCGGGATGTTGTCCACGGCCCCGTCATTGTAGGCCACGGCCGCATCGACATAGTATTTATAGGTGGTCACCTTCGGTCCCTGAAAGAATCCGCCGCCGCGGGTTTTCTTCTTTTCAATCAAGGGACCCATCCAAATGACCGTCCCGCCCACGCGGCATTCGTTCCCGATGCAAAAGTTCTGGGGGGACCCTTCGTCCCCGCCCTGATATCGGACCTGGTCCAGACGCGGACCCTGGATTTCTTCCCCGAACAAAGCGGGAAAGATGATTTGATTATCCACGATGGAACCCAGGGCGGCGCCGATCATTCCGCCGACGCCAGGAAGGGCCAGGTTCCCGATGACTTGAAACGCTATCGTTGCCATGTCAGTCCGTCACCCCCCTGAATTCCCAGATGGAAGACAACAGTTCCACCCACTTTCCACCCAGGGTCACTTCCGTCACCTGTCTGGGCGATTCGCTTTCGACGTGAACCAGACCCCACGCCTGGATGTCATGACGCCAGGTCAGAATTCCCAGGTGTCCGTCCCGCTTTCCGTTCGGACGGGAACGAAACGTGACCACGTCCCCTTCCTTCCATTCCGCGTCCAGGCCCTTTTCCGTCAGGTGTTCCTGAAGGGCTTCCCGAATCTTCACGCCTTCCGGGCGTTCAAAGGAATAGTCCAGGCGGTCCGAATGGGGATAGTCCACCATCCTGGCCACGCAAACCAGAAGGCCAGCGCAATCCACGCCATGAACCGGGTGGCGGCCCTTTCGATGGAAGGGCGTTCCCTTCATCGTCCGGGCCGCCGCCACGATGTTGTTTCGCGTCAAATTGTCCCGGGCGGAAGAATTCCCCATCCGGCCCATTCCCATCCTTCCGAAATCAGTTCCCACGGATGGCCCGTGGATTTGCGCCCCCAGACTTTCCAGACCCCATCATCGGGGTCTTTCCGAAGCTGAAGTTTCTGGACCCAGGTTCCGCCTTCCGGAATGGTGGGGTGTCCGGTCTGACCGCGAACATTGAAGTGGGCGTAAAAATGGCCGCGGGTGTCCGGCGGTTCCCCTTCCTGGGGGTGTCCGTCCGCGAACCATTCCACCATCACGAACCCACCCTTCCACCACAGGCGTTCCGGCGGGTCCTTCGTCATGTCCCACTTTCGGACACGGAGATAACCCACCACCTTCTGGCGTTCCGGCGGCGGCTCCGGAAGTTCCGGCATAACATCGGACCATTCCGGGTCCACGATGGCCAGGAACAGGTCCGCCAGTTCGGAATTCGAAAGCCCGGCCAGGTCTTCCGGTTCATGGCCGAAGTTCGTCAACACCACCATGGCCTTTTCACGGTTCGTCATCGGTTCTTCCTTTCACTTTCTGGACGAAGACTTCATCAGACGGTCCCGCCCTGGAAGGAATCGGAATCCCTTGAATTGCGGGCCGTTCGAAAATTTGTTCACACAATGGCCGGATGTCCCATCATCCCCGATATGAAGTTTGTTGCACCCGGGGACGATTTCCATGAAGTCCCCGTCCCCCGGAAACATGGGCGTGATGTCTTCGGGCGTGGGAAGAAACAGTTCTATGATAACCTTCGACGTTTCACCGGAATCCCGTTCGTCCGTTTTGATTTCCGACACCAGGCCCATGTTCAGTCCGGATGTCCACCGGACTTCCCCGAACTGAAGATAATTTTTGAAAGGCGCGGGATAGGCCACCAGGCCGCCGATGGCCACGCGAAAGATTCGCCGGGCTTCCAGGACGTTCACCACTTCCACCCCGAATGACGTATGGGGAATCAGGTTCACCCCGCAACGGGCGTCCCCCAGTTTCCTTTCGCAAGTCCGGCCGAACACGGAACCCAGTTTCTGTTTCAGAAGGGCGGCCAGGCCCACGATATGAAACACCCACTTTTCTTCATCGTGTTCCGTGTCCTGGATTCGGTATTTCATCCGCTCGAAATATCCGGCGAACGGGAACCGCCAGTCCACGACATATTCGATGACCCACGCGCCACGGAACCGTCCGGCCCGAATGTCCGTGTTTGTGATTTGGTCCGCGGTGATGGCGCCCACCAGTTCCGCGTCCGTTTCTTCCACCCCGGATTCCTTCAGTCTACTGGAACCGTCGAAGGACCCGCCAGGGGTGTATTCCCGAAGTCCGGTGTCTTCGTCTTCGAACCAGATAGGTCTATCGTGGTCCGTCAGATAGTGAAAGACCCCGTCCGTTCGTTCAATCCGTGTCAGCTTCGCCAGGCAGAGCGTTTCCGCCGTTCGAAGGCCGTTCATCGGTTCCGATAGTTCGATGGCCATTCAAGTTCACTCCGTTTCGGACATCGGCCAGGGTTAGATTCGCGGGCCGCCAGTCCGGAATCGGGTCCCTGGTTTCCATTTCCTGAATCAGCTTCGCGGGGTCCGCCGAACATTCTTCCTTCAGGGCCATCCGTTCTTCGGGCGGGAACGCCCATATCAGTTCCACCACCTTCCGGGAAAGCGGCGCCCCGGGGCCGCGTTCCAGGAAGTCCAGGGCCGCTTCCTTCCGAATCCAGAACCGCCAGGTGGCGCGGTCCAGTTCCCGCCTTCGTTCCGGTGTCAGGTCCCCCAGGCGGGCCTTCAAAGCCACCGCCTGGCCATAGAACAGGTTCACTTCCCGAAGGGTGTCCGCCAGATAGCCGTCTATCTGAAGGGCTTTGTGACGTTCCCGCCAGATGTCCACTTCCGCCAGACGAAGTTCGGCCCATTGAACTTTGGACCAGTTCCGTTCATTCGGAAGTTCCCCCACCAGTTCCTTCCGCTTCGCTTCCGCCAGGTCTTCCTTCGCCTTCGCTTCTTCGCGGTCCAGGAACATCTGGGCCATGGAATGAAGGCGGCCATGAAGTTCGCGAACCGCCTGGACGAACATTCCATACAATGTCCCGCCCGCCCGATAGGTGATGAACTGGTCCACCTGAAGGTCCGAATGGAACGCCTGGTGAAGTCCCAGAAGTTCCTGAATCTTTTCCCCGTGGTTCATGCGGTGATTCCCTTCCCCGTATTATAGACGTGACGCCTGGGGGAATACGGAATGTCCGAAAGGGCCGTCCAAAGTCCGGCGCCGATGTCTTCAAACGTTCCGTGTTCCTTTTCCGTGGCCGTTTGGTCATTCGCGATGAAACACTTTCCACCTATCTGATATCCGGAGTGTTCGAACTTCCCGGAACTATAGGGCCAGTCCGTCTTCGCGGTCCATGTCCCGGCCGTGGGGTCATATTCGTCCGTGTCCCGATATCGGGTGGATGAATCCGGGGAACCCATGAAGGAAAAAATGGAACCATTCAGTTCCATGGTGGGGAAATAGCGGAAGTTCACGCCCGGCCGCGCCACCTTTTCGGCCCAGGTCCCGGAACCGCCGGGTGTCAGTTCATAGACCACGTTCGTGGCCTGGCCGCGAACATTGTAAACCTTCCCGCCCGCCGCGTCACAGGACCCCTGAAGGGTTCCCACTGGCATATCCGTTAGGTCCGTCCACGTTCCCGCGCCGGACGGATTGAATTCTTCCGTGGTCTTCTGGGAACCACCATCCTGGCCGCCGATTCGATAGCCCAGGTTTGACACCTGGGCGCCGCTATGCGAATGGGCGTAAGTCCCCATGGCCGTCTTCGCGGTGAAAGTGGGTGGGTCATATTCGTCACAGGATGTCACGCCCACGTCCCCGCCGAAGATATAGCCGGACGTGGAAATCACGAACATCCCGGCCGTGTTCCGGTCCCTGGGGGAATCCGTCTTTTGCGTCCAGACGGATAGCTGTTGATTGTATTCCCAGACCACCTTCGATGACGAAGGAAGGCCGCCGATGATATAGCCCAGGACCGCGGCCGGGGGATTCACCACCGTGTTTTGCGTCCCGACATGAACCTTCCACGTTCCCGCGTTCGTGGAATTTTCCACCAGGTGGACGGTGGCGAAGTCATCCGGGGACAGGGTGGCCACCGTCCCGTTTCCCCAGTCCTTCAGGGTGATGGAATTCGAACCTTCCACGATGACATAGAACATGGGTCCGCCCAGGTTCAGTCCCTTCGCGGGCGGAAGCCGGACGGACAGTCCCGAAGTGGTGGCGGTGATGACCAGGGTTCGGGTCAGGTGCCAGAACAGGGTCAGGTTCGAATTGATGGAAAGTTCCAGGCTTTCGCCATAGAAATAGCTTTCCCGCGTTCGCCCGCTTTCACCCATTTATTTGGCCCGCCATGTTTTGTTTCCCGTCGAATCCACGGACAGGACGATGACCACCGAATTCCCGGCGGACACGGCCACCAGTTCCGTGTCATCCGGATTCCGGATGGAAAAGGAAGTGGTCCCGTCATTGAAATAGTAGAAATGGGGTCCGCCCGTGGGAATGGGGTCCGCGTTCGGAAGGAAGCCCTTCAGGCCCGCGGCCGTCTGTTCGGTGGTATGAACCCGGCCCTGAAGAAGTGTCAGGTTCACGTCCCCGGTGATGATTCCCCATTCCTTCGAACCGCCGAAGAAGAATTCCCCGTGGTGAACTTCGGTGTCCGCCTTCATTTCGATGATAGGGATATCATCTATCCCCATCACGTCCCCTTCGTCCGCTTCGATGTCCAGAAGGACATCCGCTTCCTGGCCGAATCGACACGGAACATGAAACTGTCCACCCCAGGTCAGGGTCCCCGCTGAAGGTGGCGTGGAAAAGGTTATCAGTCCGGTGGTGGGGTCCAGGGTCCATCCACTGGTGATTTCCACCGCGTCCTTTCCGATGACCACGGTCCCGTCTATCGGTTTCAGGATGGTTCGTTCGCGGGTCACCCCGCCGTCAATATACTGTTTCGATAGCTGGAACGTGGTGGCCGCGCCATCGGCCGTTCCCAGAATCATGTCGGTAAAGGCCACCGCGCCCACGCCGTTTTCCCCGGTGGCAAAATCGGACCAATCTAACATCCGGAAGCCGAAGGCGGACCCGCGCCGCGCCATATAGAACGTCTTCACCGCGAAAACGTCCGCCTGGGTTCGAATGTTATAGGCGCCATTGAATCGGTGTCGGGCTTCTTCCCATCGGGACACCACTTCTTCATGTCCGGAATCCCCTTCGAACACGAAGGACTTGAACCCGGGTCCGCCGCGTGAACCCGGCGCCAGGCCCGCAACGGACCCCGAACCCGTGGGGAAGATAGCGTCTTCGTGAAAGCCCATCAGCTAAACCTTTCGCGAAAGTTCCCGCGCCCGCTTCGATAGCTGGCGCCGCGTTCGTCGGAATCCGTCTTCCGTTCCCTTCACGCCATGATAGTGGAAATGGAAGGTTTGGTTTCTGTTGTCCTGGGACGTGGCGGACGTGGTGGTGGACACGGGCGCCGGTCCGGACCCACTGGCCGCGGCCGCGGCGGCCACGTTCGTTCGGAATAGCGGTTCCGCCTTCGGCCGCGAAGGGTCTGTCCGGTCCATGGCCGTGACCCGGACACCCAGGCGGCCCTGGTCATCCCGCTTCAACGGAACCGGCCGTCCCGTTTCCGTGTCCCGAAGGGCCGGTCCCTGGTTCGTGATGACCACCGGGACCACCGCTTCCGTTCCACGTTCGCCCATCACGCCGGTTTTCCCGCCCGGAAGCGGGAAGAAGGTGGGGAAGTTCACCAGGTCCCCGGCCGCGTGGGGAATGGGTTTTCCGTCCTGAAAAACCGCGCCGCGCCAGACGCCACTTCCGCCGAAGATTCCGGACAGGAAGCCGCCACCCGAACCGGACAGGGCTTTCAGGAATGAAGACGCCAAATCCTGAAGAAGTTTGGTCAGTTCTTCGGTCAGTGGTTCAATCAATAGTTCCCGCTGAAGGGTGGCCTGGACATTCCTGGCGAACTGTTCCAGGGCCTGTTCCGCGTCGATGGTTCCCAAAAGGAACTGGTCCAGGGCGCCGCCGAAGGCGTCGGAAATTCCCTTGGCAATTTCGAACGCCTTTTCTTCCCGGAGAATGGATTCGGCCAGGATTTCAATGGCGGCCGCTTCCCGTTCGATGGCTTCCGTGGAAGAACGCCTGGACGCTATCAGGATTTCCCGTTCCAGGTTCGTCTTTCCGATCAAATCCAGTTCCAGGCCCAGGCGTTCCCGAAGTCCGGTGATGGCCGGGATGGCGTCCGCTTCCCTCTGAAGGGTCTTCGCCCGCTTTTCCAGTCCTTCGTTTGTCTGGTCCAGGATGGCCCGAAGGTTCTGGTTTTCCTGAATCAGAGTCTTCACCGCTTTTGTTTCTTCGTCGGACAGTTTCAGTTTCGCCTGACCCAGAATGGCGGCCGCTTCCAGCCGGGCTTCTTCGATTTCCCGGGCCTCCTTTCCCTGTTCGATTTCCAGACGAAGAAGGCGGTTCGATTCCGCAAGGTCTTTCAGATAGGCCGCCAGGTCATCCCGGGCTTCCTTCCTGGCCTGAACCCGGCGAAGCCGCTGAAGTAGCGTGATTTCGAATTCCACCAGTTTCAGGACCCATTCATGGTCCGCGATTCCCCGCTTGATTGATTCCGCCTGGGCCTTTCGCTTCGCGGTGATTAGTTCGATTTCATCCGCGTCTTTCCCTATCAGTTCGGCTTCCAGTTCGTACGCGGCGGACAGTTCCCGTTGAAGTTTCCGAATCTTCACGATTTCGGATTCGGCTTCGTCCCCGCCTTCGGCCTGGAACTTGATTCGGATTTCTTCGCCCATCTTTTCCAGTTCGGGGGTCAGTTTCTTGATTCGCCCTTCCACCAGGTCCATGGCCTGGTCCGTGTCCACGCGAACCAGTTTCAGGGATTCCAGGATGGCGGACACGTCCAGGGCGTCCAGTGGAACGGACCAAACATCCTGAAGGTTTCGAACCGCCGCGGTCCCTTGTCCCTTGAATTTTTCCACCAGTTTCGCCAGTTCCGGGTCCGCGGAAGCCGCCGCCTTTGCGATGGATTCGGTGAAGGAATCTTCGATGGGTTCAAACAGCTTCGGGAAGTCCGTCAGCTTCATCAGGTCCCCGATGTTCACGCCACCCGCGGCCTGGGCCTGGTTCACCAGGTCTTCCACTATCAGGCGGCCCAGGTCCCCTTCCACGTCTGGCGAAAGGTCCACCAGGTCCGTGAATTTCACCAGGGGTTTGTCCGAAGCCGCCAGTTCGTCCGCCCGGTCCTTCAACAGTTCGATTTCCCCGCGAAGTTTCGCGAAGGCCCGTTCCACGTCCCCCGCTTCCTGGGCGCGTTCCCTGGCGATTCGGAGTTCCCGAAGGCCGGAAGCGGCGTTTTCCAGTTCCACGGTTTCGTCCTTCAGGCGTTCCGTGGCGTCCGCCGCCCGCGTCAGGTGACCGAACAGGGCTTCCAGTCCGCCGATGACCAGGCCGATGGCGGTTATCATGATACCGATGGGATTCGCCTTCGCCGCCGCATTGAATCCCAGTTGCGCCACGGTGGCGCGGCCTAACCAGACGATGAACCGCGAACCCACGATAAGGGCCAGGGACGTGGCCATGAACTGAAGACCCGTGGCCACCAGTTGAACCGAAGTCCCGGCGCGTTCGCCCGCGGTGTCAAGCTGAAACAGAAAGGAAATGGCGCCGGACATGGTGTCCACCAGGTCCGCCAGGACCCCGTTCGATTCGCCCAGGCGTTCGATGATGACCCGGCCCATGGTGTTCCCCAGGATGGTCCACCTGGCGGCCAGGGTCTGTGCGGCGGCGGCGGATTCATTCGTCAGGGCCGTGTTCGATTCCCATTCCTTCGCGGCCGCGGCCACTTTGTCCGCCACCAGGTCCGAATTTTTCGCCAGGGTGGGAAGAACCTTCAGGAGTTCTTCGCCCTGAAGGCCGAATTCCGCCAGGGTGGCCGTCACGTCCCCGCCCTTCGCCACGATTCGGCCCAGTCCTTCCACGAATAGCTGGAATCCGGCCACCGCGTCCTGGCGGAAAATCCGGGATATGTCTTCTTCGGTTCGGCCGGTCAGTTCGGCCAGGGCTTCCAGTTCCTTCCCCTGGTTCCTGATGGCCGCGTCCATGGCCCTGAAGGCCCGCCCAGTGGCCGAACCGGCCAGTTCCGCCCGGACACCCAGGGAAGCATAGACGGCCCCCAGGGCGGCCGCCTGTTGGGCGTTCGTCCCGAAGGCGGCCGTGGCCGCCGCCACCTGGTTCGCGGTGAAGGCGATTTCCCGTTCCGTGGCCGCGGACGTGTTCCCCAGTTTCACCAGGACGGACGCCACGCGGTCCACTTCACTGACCGCTTCCCCAGTGATGTTCATCAGGCGGGCCAGGGACGTGGCGCCTTCCGCGCCCGCCAGGTCCGAAGCCGAACCCAGACGCGCCACGGTGGCCGTGAACTTCACGATGTTGTCCGAACCGGAAACGCCTAGCTGGCCCGCGGCCTGGGCGATATCCAGAAGGTCCCGGCGGGACTGGGGAATGATGGTGGAAAGCCGAAGGATGTCCGAACCCAAGTCCTGAAGGGCCTGGCCGGAAAGGTCTGAAGTCTTTCCAACACCCACCAGGCCGGTTTCATATTCCACCAGGGAACCCAGGATGGCCCGGCCACTGAAGGCCGCCGCGATTCCCGCGCCGACACCCAGAAGGGCCGTCTTCACCCGCTGGCCCGTCTTTTCAACGGAATCCAGTTCACGGTCCACGCCATCCACCGCCTTCGCGGCGCGGCGTGAATCCTTCACGATGGAATCGGACGCCTGATTATACTGGGCCGCGCCCTGGGCGGCGCCGCGGGCGTCCAGTTTAATCCGTAGGGTTCCCTCTGTTGCCATTGGTTCCCTTTCTTGGGTCTTCAGCTAGTTTCAATTTCACCCAGTCTTTCAGGGAACCCTTCGGGCCATCCTTCGGTTCTTCCGTTTGAATCTTGCCAGTTTCTTCGTCCTTCGTCCACTTGTCCCGGTTCGATTCCTTCAGGTGGACCCATTCCATCCAGGTTTCATCCAGGACGAACACCAGGCGATAGAACAGGACACGGTCCGGAACGTGTTCCACGCCATGAATGCGAAGCCACGATTCCACCCGCCCTTCCTGGGTGAACCCCGCGTCTTCCTTCCGCCGCCGGGCCTGAAGGTCCCCCCACCCGTTCCAGACCCAGACGATGTCTTCGAACAGGCGCGGCCGATAGGAAATCGGGGTGGTTTCCCCGCGGGCGCGGCGCCGGGCGTGAAGCGGGGAACGTTCCCACCCTTCGAAGATTCTGGCCCACCGTTCCCATTCCAGGGACCAGGCCAGGAAGGCTTTCAGTTTCCCGCCGAATCCTGTTCCGCTTTCCTCTGGTCATCGGCGTCCATCCCGAAGTTCCTGGGGTTCGAACCCGTGGCCAGAAGCCATTCATAGAATTCCCCGAAGCCGGGGTTTTCCAGGACTTCCAGCTTCCGTTCCGGCGTGTTGAAGTGGGACAGGTCCGTCCCGTCATCCAGCTTCCCGCCCATGAACTTCAGAAGGATGAACTTCGCGACGGCGGGCGCCACGATAAGGCGGATTTCTTCGTCCGTGGCTTCGCCCTGGCGAATCCGCTGAAGATAGGGCTGAATCAGCTTCGAACGTTCCCGCTGATAGTCCGGGTTCGTGGTGGACCCCACCAGAACGGGAATCTTCCCGTCTTCCACCACGAAATCACGTTCTACGCCATGGGTTTCTTTGTCCGGGTCGAAGTGAAGTCTTCGGAGTGTTCCCATCAGTCTTTCCTTTCCATTTCCGTTTCCAGAACTGGCGGACCCAGGTTCTATGAACCCGGGTCCACCCGTTACAAAAACACCCGGGGAAGGGATGTCATCAGGCCGCCAGACGCGCCACGCGCCAGGTGATTCCTTCCGTTTCGTGTTTGTAGGCCGTGAAGCCCAGGTCTTCCAGAATGTCCGTGTTGATTCCGGTGGCCACCTGTTGGCCACTGGTGAACTTGATTCGCGGGAAGTCCATGACGTACCCGTTCCCGGCGTCATCCTGGAAGACGATGGCGATGGACGTGGCGGTGAAGTTCCGATATTTGTCCATCTTCGTCTTCACGGTGAAATAGGCCGTGACCGTTCCCGTCATGTTCCGTGTTCCGCGTCCGATGGAAATGGCGCCCAGGGTGGCCACCTGAAGACGGGCGCGAAGGTTATTCCGCCCCTGAATGGTGAACCCGGTGATTCCATAGTCCGCGTTCGCTTCCAGAACGGAAATGACGTGGTCTATGGCGTTCATCACCTGGGTGGTGGTCACCGCGTCCTTCGAAGTGGAATCCGTAGCCGTGGCGGAAATTTCATCCTTCCCGATGAAGGAAAAGGTTCCCGTCACGATTTGGTCCACGGACACGGTCAGGGCGATTCCATCCAGGGCCATTCCGCGGTCCAGAATGAATTCGTTTGACAGGTCCGTGAATTCCTTTTCGAAGTGGAAGGTTTCCATGGTGGCGGTTCCGTCCACCACCTGTTCCATCATCTTGATGGTCACGGATTCGCCGCCAGGGTCATCCGTGGTCAGGTCCGTATAGACGGTGATTTTGTCATTCGTCTTTGTCGCGATTTTGTGGAAACCGTTCGCGATTTCCGAACCCGTCCCGGTGAACCCGGAAACGTGAATCCACTGGTTCGCCACGAAGTTCGTGAAGCCGCCTGTTTGGTTGAACGAATCGTCGGCTTCGCCCACGGAGATATCCGTGCCCGACGCCGTTTGAATCGTGGACCACCCGCCCGCCATCAGGAAGGCGTCAAAGAAATCATCGAAAGTCCCATAGGACAATTCGACGTTGATATCACCGTCCGCCGAAAGGGCGTTCCGGATGACATCCGACACCTGGCCGTCTTCGACGATTTCCTGGGACGTGACGGTTCCCGTGGTCTGTTTCAGGCTTTCACCAGTGAATCGAAGTTTCTGATAGGTTCCACCGGGCGCGACACCGAAATTCCCCGCGCCTTCTTTCGCATAGGCCAGGGACATCGAATTCGCGTCCGACATGGTTTGTTCCTTTCTACGTTTCGTCCGTCAGGAATGGAATTTCCACGTTCCACTGGAACCACGGGCCGTCCCGCCCGACACGGACCGTTTTCGGCTTCCGATAAGTGATTCCACCAGGCTTCGCGCCATCGGCGGGTTTGAAGGCGTTTGTGATGACACCCGCCAGGGTCAAAGCCACTTGACTTCCGGTTCCGGCGGGGACGAAGACCATGGCCGTGGCCGTTCCGTGGGTTCGGAACTTCTTCGTGGCGCCGCCGATTTCCGATAGGTCCGAATCATCGAAGCGGACCGTGAAACGGACCCACTTCGTGGCCGAAGGGTCCGCGGGGTCTATGGACGGGGGAACGAATTCGTCCGACACGGAACTGTTCCCCGCGTTATCGTATTCCACCAGACCCGCCAGGGACTGGGGTGTTTCCACGTCTGTTTCGAACTTCGTCATGATGGTGGTTTGGATGGTGATTTCCGCCATCAGAGTCCCACTTCCTTCGCGGCCAGGCCGCGTTCCAACATTCGATTTAGGCGCCGAAGGGTGACACCCACCATTCCGTCCGGGTGGCGCCTGGACCATCCGTGTTCCAGGCGTTCGGCATACGGAACGTTATTCACCAGGAAGGATACCCCGAATGGGTCCTGGATTCCACGGTCGGCTTTTCCGCCTTCCTGGGCGATGGTTTTTGCCCCCTGGGTGTCCCACCTGGATTCAGGAACTTCATTCGCCACGGGCGCCGCTTCGGAATACTGCCAGTTCCCCCGCGCCCGGCCGGACTTCACGGCCGTGGTTTTCACCACTCCATCCAGGGCCAGAATGAACATCTTCTTCCGGAACAGAAGAAGCGGTCCCGGCGCCAGGGTCCGGGCGAAGGTTTCCAGGTTCGAAACGAAACTTTCCAGGTTATCTATCGGCATTCATCCGGTCTTTCGAATCACCAGACCCCACGCCACGATGTCATCACCGGGTTCATAGGGGTTCAGGGCTTCCACCTTCCAGACCGTCCCATCATCGAATGAAACATACTGACCCATGGCGGGCGTAAACGAAATTGCGGTCCCGTCCGTGTCCTGGGCCGGAACGAAAATCATGGCGTCCCCGGCCTTCGAAAGAAACCCTGGGAAGAATTCTTCCATGAAGTTCACGCGGGCCGTGGAATACCAGGTGACCGGCGAACCGCCCGCCTGGCCCTTCGTGACCCCGCCCGTGGCGGTGGAATGGGCGTTTGTGGAATAGACGGTGAACGTCACGTCCGCCTTCGGGAACTTGTCCTGAATCAGACGGGCCGCCAGTTCCGCGAACTTCGTGTCAAGGGTTTGTGTCATCGGCCTTTTCCACCTGTTCGTGTTCCACCCGCAACAGGCCCGCTTCCAGGTTCAAGCGGACATTCGCCTGAACCCTGATGTTCGCTTCCATCAGAACCGGGTCTTCCGCGCCTTCCAGTGGTTCCAGAGCGAACCGCGTGATTCCCATGATTTCTTCGCCCTTCGTTCCGTCCGGCCGCGCCACGAACGCCTGGAACGTTTCCGAAGACCCGCGACATTCCACGATGATTCCAGGTCCCAGGTTCGGTCCCAGGCGTTCGGCCTGTTCCCGACGTTCGTCCATCGTGTAAATCGTTCGAATCGCGGCGTCCACGGCCGTGTCCGACATCACGGTCCCTTCGGTGTTTTCCTTCCGCCCGGTCAGAAATTCCGCCAGGGTTCCCAGGCGATTTTGAAGGTTCAGGTTTTCCTGTTCCAGTTCTTCCTTCGTCTTCATCTGTTCTTCCTTTCCGCTATCCGTTCAAACGGATTCGTCCCGCCAGGGTCAGGACATCACCCAGGACCCGCGCCACTTCGGGAAACAGCTTTCCGCCCTGGGACTTCTTTCCGAAATATTCCACCGCTTCTTCCATCGGACCGAACTTGCTACGTTCGGACTTGATTTTGTCCGGGGAAATGATTCCTTCGCGGATGGTGTCGATATACGGACAGAGCATCCAGAACGCGGTTCGAACCTGGACGGGGACGGAATCGGACGCGACATAATAGCCGTCTTCGTCCTGGACGTTATAGCGTGGCCAGTCCTTCGCCTGGGCCTTCGTCTTTCGAATTCCCTTCCATCGGCGCCGGAACGTGTTGTCCATCCAGTTCGTGGTTTTCCGGGCCTTCTGTTCCTTCACTTCTTCGTCCAGGTCTTCCCAGTCCGCCGCCGCGGTCCCGATGGACTGGTGATAAGTGGTCACGGCCGCGGTGGTGTCATAGGATTCCGCGTCCGTCTTTCCGGTTCCGTCTTCCACCACCAGGGCCATGGGCTATCCCCCCTTTTCGATTCCTTCCGTCTTCGGCTTCGGAACCTTCGTGGCGTCCATCACCAGGGCTTCGTCCGCCGCCGGTTCGGGCTTCGGACCCAGTGGCGCGGGCGGCTTCTTCACTTCGGGCGCCTGGCCCGTCTTCTTCCAGGTGTCGAAGCGGGCCTGTTCATCTTCACTGGCGAACCGCCAGGCTTCTTCGGCAAACCTGGGAAACCCGGTGTCCGGGTCCGTTCCCGCGAACACCCTGAAGTTCGTTCCCAGTTTCGAATCCGCCGCCGGTCCGGACAAGCGGACCAGGCCCGCGGGTCCCACCATTTCGAACATTTCCATGATGTCCCCTTCCGTTAGGGTTGCGCCGCCGTCCAGTTCGCCCGGTGTCGCTTCCTGTTGAAATACAGGGCCGCGGCCATCCGGTCATTCATGGTCCGAATCGGCCGTGGCTTCACCGTGTCCCCTGGCCGGGCGGGCGCCTTCACCTGTTCGGGTTTCGGCTTCGCCACGTCAGTCCTTTCCTCCGGCCTTCGCCTTCGCGGCCGCCAGAATCTTCTTCGCTTCCGCTTCGGCGGCCGCCAGAATCTTCGCGGCCTGGGCGCGGGCGTTCCCCAGGATTTCGTTCGCTTCCGTGGTGTATTTCTGAACCAGTTTCTGGGCTTCTTCCGGCGTCCCCACCTTCGGTTCGTCGGCGCGGGCCAGACGGTTCGCGGTGACCAGGTCCACCTGGGCGCCCTTCTTCACGTTCAGCTTCGGCCGGACGGCCTTCACCGTTTTCGTTTCGTCCGTCATGATAGTGTCCTTTCCTTCCGGCTAGGGTCCGGACGGACGATGTTGGAACCGCCCGCCCGGACGTTCACGGGTTTCGGTCCGGTTGTGCGAAGGACCCGAAGTGTTAGCCGTTCGTCTTCAGAACCGCGATTCGGACCAGTTTCCGGTCATAGACGCGGTCCCAATTATCCGCGTCTTCGGATTCCGTGTTCGTGGGGGACTGGCCCGCCACCGTGGTGTTCGTGAACTTGATTCCACGCGGGTGAAGAAGATACTGTTTCCGCGTGAACAGGAATTCCACGCCTTCACCATCGCCCGCGTCCGGGTCGCGGTCCACTTCGACGGGAACCCGGGACCGGCCTTCACCCCATCCGAACGCACCCGCGCCGAACAGAACCGTCCAATAGGTGATTCGGTTCGTCCCGGCCACGGCCGGAAGCCCATCGTCCACGATGACCCGCATTCCCAGATAGGTGGGAATGTTGACTTCGCCCCGGGCGTCCGGAATGAAGTCAATGAGGTTCAGCTTTCGGAGTTTCGAATAGGGAACGGAGTGAAGGCAAATCCCCGCCAGGGCCGCGCCCGCGTCACCCATCGTCTGTTGGGTTTCGATGACCGCGGTGGCGGAAATTCGTTCGGCGTCCGTGACGGCCGCGGCGTCATCCGTGGCGATGGAATAGACCATGTCCCCGGAATCGTTCGCGACATTGTCCGCGATGACGCCTTTCACGCTGGCGATAAGGTGTTCCTGGTAGGCCCGCGCCCAGTATCCGGCCACGCGGTCCCCGATAACCTTCATGGGGTCATCCCCCGCCAGGGCGGACACCAGGTCCGCGGCGGACCAGGACTGGTTCCGGTGGTGTCCCACGCCCACGTCCGAAGACGCGGTGATTTTCTTCGATTCCGACGAAGACGTGGGGTCATCGGAACTGATGTTCGGTTCGTCGGACGCCAGGTCATTCCAGAACGGAAGGGTGAACGTCTTCCCCCCGCCCTGAATCAGCTTTGCGAACTGGGCGTCCGGCCGAACGATTCCGGACTGAAAGACCGCGGAAAGTTCCGTGGTTCGAACCCGGATATACTGTTCGAAGACATCCGGGACGATGACATCGGAAAGTTGCGTGACGGCGTTCGCCATTGTATGTCACCTTTCATTCAGTGGCGGCCGTCTTCGAACGTTCAGGATTCCGGGAATGCCGCGTTTTCCGCTTCCTTCGCGAAACGGGCGTACAATTCCGGGTCCTCCGTTTTCAGTTCCGCCGCCAGTTTCATGTCACGGGATTCCGGAAGGAACGGGTTCTTCATGGCGCCCGTCTTCCCGGTTTCACCAGGTTCGCCGGTCTGGGTTTTCAATCCCACCCGGCCCGTTCCATCGAACATTTCAGACCAGTCATCGGAATCGGCCATCGCGGAAAGTTCTTCGCCCACGCCCATGGGGTTCGTTCCCGAATGCCGCTTCATCGAAGGCTTCGGGCGTCCACCTTCGCCTATGACCACCACCTGGAAGTCTTCCGTTCCGTCCACGGCCAGAATATCCGTCACGGATTCCAGGTGCTTCCGAATTGCGGGACGCCACTTCGCGGTCACCTTCGCTTCATCCATCGCCTTTTCGATGGACGAAGAATGAAGGGTTCCACGATAGCGGTCCCGCCATTTGTCGCGGTCCGATTCCAGGCCCGAAATCTTCGCCTGGATTTCCGGGTCCGGGTCATCCGAACCTTTCTTCCCGGCACGGGACGCCCGCGCCTGAAGGTCCGCCACGTCATCCGGGGACGTTTCCCCGTAGGCGTCCAGGCGGGCCTTCCGCTTCTGGGCCTTTTCTTTCCAGTCATTCGAAGTGGACTTCAGACCGGCCACGTCTTCCAAAGCCCACCCATCCACGGACTGGACTTCCAACACGAAGTCCCCGTCCGCGGCGTCATCCTGGACAAACCATCTGTCCACCACCCCGGCCAGTTCTTCGGGGGTCATCCCCTTCAGTCTGGCCACCAGTTCCCCTTTTTCCTTTTCCGTCAGCTTCGCTTTCAGCTTCATCACTTCACCTTCCTTCCCCGGCACGGGGAATGAAACGCCTTCGCCGGATGATACTTAGGTTCTTCCGTTCACGCAAACGTTTTCAGTAGTCCCGGCCCTGAATCGTTTCCGGGGAAACGTGGGCGTCCAGGGACAAAATCTTTCCGTTCATGGCCTTAACCGCGGCTTCGGCCGCGGACAGGTCCGGGTCCGGGTCCTGTCCATGGGGACCCTTCGCCATCCAGTCCCGATGAAACACCCGAAGGGTTCGCTGAAGGACCGGGTTCCGGGAAGTCCATTCCCCGTCA